TGAGTCAAGAGCTACTCAGTGCGGCTCGGAATGAATACGCTGACGCAATGCTTGAATACAACCGAATCGCAGATTCAGATTCAAGCGATGGTATTGCCGATGCAGCTATCAGGGCTCAGGCAGCAAAAGTTGCGCTTGACGAGCTGGAGGCAACCACTCCAAAAGTACAAAGCCCGATGCGTAAGCGGGTGGCATACGACTCAGACGCAGCTATCCAGATGATCGCTCAGCAACGATGGTTGATCGATCAGATCATTCCCGTTGATGCATTCGGCGTGATCTATGGACCATCCGGCGCCTATAAGTCGTTTTGTGCAATGGATATGAGCGCATGCATCGCATCGGCCATGAACTGGCACGGCAACGATGTAGATGAGCCGGGGCACGTTCTTTATATAGGTGCTGAAGGTGCGTCCGGCCTTCACTTGCGCAAAAAGGCCTGGGAGATCCGAAACCAAAGGCAGCTAAGCAACCTAGCCATTCTTGGCATGGCGGTAACGATCAACTCTGATGACCATAACTCGCTCATTGGCCTTTGCGAAGAACTGGTAGAAGAGCTTGATCAGCCTATCCGACTAATCGTTATCGATACGCTGGCTCGGTCGTTTCAAGGTGAAGAGAACAGCGCGACAGACATGGGCGACTTCGTTAACGCCTGCGACCATATCCGAGAAGTTACCGGCGCAACCATTCTGGTCGTTCACCACAGCGGCAAGGATGCAGAGAAAGGCGCTCGCGGCTCATCAGCATTGCGTGCGGCATGCGACTTTGAATTCAAGGTCACAAGCCCAAGTAAGAAGATGACGAAGATCAGTTGCACAAAGGCAAAGGACTCTGACCCGTTCGACGACATTAGCTTCAAGTTGAACGTGGTAGAGATCGGCGTTAGTGATCGGAAGGGTAAGGCGCTAACCAGTCTTGTGCTTTCTGCCAGCACTTCAGGAGACGACATGCGGCCAGACCTTACCGGTCACAAGCAAACCATTAACAGCCTGGTGGCTAGCGAGATGGCGCGCACTGGAGAGGATTGGGTTTTTAAGGCAATGGTTCAGGATGCTTTCTTTGCCGTGATGGGTGCGGACAAGAAACACGGAGCAACGAAGACGGCATGGTCGAGGGGTATGTCTGACCTAATCGAAGACGGATGGCTGGAGATGGACGGAAATGGGCGAATTACACGGCCAAGTCCCTACTAATCCAAGAAGTTACATGGTTACATCGCAAAAAGGCAAAGTTACATGGGGTCTTGTAACTAAGTTACATCGGTTACAGACAAAAGTTACATCGATGTAACTGGCTGCGCGCCTTGTGGTATAAGGGATCCAGCCAGATCAGGTAAATGAGGTTACATCGCATTTGGACGGTCAACCTAAAAGTTACATCCTCCACCCCTATATAATAGGGGAAGGGAGTGTAACTAGGTCGACCTTAAAGGAGTAATTCTAGGAGGATTCATGAAATTCATCGTATGCGGCGGACGTGATTACGCAGACAGAGCACGACTGAATCAGGTGCTCGACGGCGTACACAAGAAATGCACGATCCACGCGATTATCGAGGGCGGCGCTAATGGAGCTGATCGACTGGCTAGGGAGTGGGCGCTAGAGAATGGCGTGCAGGTGTTTACGGCGATTGCTAACTGGAAGCTGTACGGTAATGGCGCAGGACCAAAACGAAACGCTGCAATGCTCGCGCTGGAGCCTGATGGGGTGATTGCGTTTCCTGGTGGAAGTGGTACGCGGGATATGACTCGAATCGCCGAACTATCCGACGTAAAAGTCATGCACATTCTCTTCTGAAATAGCTTGACGCCAACCCAGCAGCACCGTAAATTGTTTTCACATTCAGAGCATTCGGTAGGGGAAAGGAAATGAAACTGGAAATTCGAGATAAGGATCACGCGGCAATTCTTGAGAAGGTATTCCACGCTCAAGAGATTATTGAATTCCATGGCGTGTCCATGGCTATTCACGAGTTTGGATTCAATTTCGATGGTCGTCCAAGCTGGACTGTTGGGCTGGCTGAAGTCTTCAAGCCGCAGTGGAAGGAAGGTGGAAAGCCGCCAGCAGGGACAATCTGTGAATATACAGACGTTCACGGTCTAAAGTGGTATGGCTGTGAAATCATCGCCTATCACGGCGACCATGTATGGCTACGCACAACCGTAGCTCAGCGTGACCATGTGAAAGTGTTTGGCGCTTTCCGATTCCGTCCGTTGCGGACGGCTGAACAGATAGAAGCGGACGAGCGCTTGCATAAGATCAAAAATGCCTGTACTGATATTGCCGCAAAAGTAGAGCCTTGGAACGAAGACATTGATTGCAGTCAGGCCATGCGCGCAGTAATCGAAGCAATGATTGACGCCGGCTACCGCAAGTAAGTGTTTTCCAGAGAACAGTTAAATTGAGAGTTTGGAGGGGTGTGATGGATAGCAGGCAGCAGTTTGAGGAATGGTATACGCAGGAAATGATCGGCATGTTCGGCGAGACCGTGCGTGGACAGATTGGTATTAATCTTGCTTGGTCCAGGGATGACGGTAGCTATGCGGATCCGATGCTTAGACTCGGGCTTATGGCTTGGCAGGCATCACGCGAATCTCTGGTAATCGAGATGCCACAGCTTTATGACTGGGCTGTTGGTGAGGCCGGTGTTTTCCAAGATGATGATGGAACGCTATTTGATTCATCTTCAATTATTGAATTACTCCACTCTGCAGGAATCCGCACCAAATGACCCTAACCGACCTACTCCCCCTATTAATCGCCATCTACGAAAAACACGGCGACCTACCACTTGCTACAGGCTTCGACGACCATAAGCCTATTGTGGGGGCGCTGGTGAGTGAATTTGAGAAGACGAGCGAGATTGGTAAGAAGGGTGAAAAGTTTGTGGATATTTACTGAGCTTTCGTCGAAATAATAATTGACCGCCTGCTAGGGTTGGCCTATATTTCATTTCAAGAGATGCAGACAACCAAACACGGAGCAACGAACATGACTCACACCACTCGTACCGGCCTGATTCGCGATGTCAAAGAAGTAGACGGCAAATTCTTCGCTTGGAACGAATTCCGTAACGAGTGGTACCGGATTGCAAAAACCAAGGTGAACAAGTGAAACTGACATGGGCAGTTGACGGCTTCGGCCGTCGCACCATCTGTCACCAGGATCTGACTGAGTTTCCATACGGCATAGCGTGCCCAGTCAAGCCGGAGGATTTCTGGGAACTGATGGACATTCTAGAAGGCCAGGGGAAATAAGAAATGATGCGATCCTTTGATTTAGTCGGAACAATTCACGGGCGTGAATACTCGGATCATGGTGAGTTCGTTACCGCTGATGACTATTACCATCTACAGCTATATAGTGAGGCAGTTGACAGGCTTAAGCTGCGAATGGAGGAAGATCTAGAGCAACAGAAGAACCTAATTTCTAGTCTACGTGCCGAGCTTACCGAGTCATACAGCATCGACGACAATTCAGACTTACTAGCCGCCCTCATCGCAATAACCAACTCCGGCCCCGACGCAATACCGATCAAGGAGGCGTTTGAGATGGCGCACAGGGCGATTGAGCGGGCTAGCGGGGGAAAGGTATGAGTGGTTTTACTAGAGGTCCTTGGCTACATCGTGGCAAGAGTGATTCAGTGCACACTCAAATTAAAGATTACCCATACGGCGATATGATTTTTCAGTTTCATGATGAGGGATCGCCATCTGATTCGGATCTTGCTCTGATACTGGCAGCGCCTCAGCTGCTTTCGGCTCTTGAGTCGCTGCTAGGCAAAGCCTACAAACAGAACTTCAACGACTCATATCCTGAAATCTTGGATGCGTGCGAATCGGCGATTGCAAAAGCGAGAGGTGATGTATGAACAACTACAGAATGAGCCATGCGACGTACACACAGGCTTGCGATCATGCTGGCCGACTTAAGCGACAAGGCGCTATCGGCGTTTGCATCATTGGGACTGGTGATGGTTATGACGTTACTTGGTCGCAGCCCTAATGAGAACCTGACTCAAACGTCGCCTTTCTGACCAGAACATAATTAATAGTCACAGAATGAATATATGAACAACATTCGCGCAAAGTTTGAAGAGATTTGGCCGGTGCCTGAGGGTGTGTATTGGTTTGACGACATGTATGAAAGTGTCTTGTACGACTCTGATGCGCTAGAACACAACGCCCGCCTCGACACCTTCACCCGCTGCCAGGAGACTATTGCGCCGGTTATGTCACTGGTGGATGAGATGATTGCTGACATTCGCTATCGCGCTTACCATGATGCCGACGATGAGGATGACGAGAAGTCTAAAGCGTTGCTGCATCGGGCCAAACAAATATTGGGAGAGAGAAATGATCGATAAAACAACTGACGAAATATGCGAAAAGATCGGGGAAATCATGGGTAACGAGATTCGCGAAATGGCGGGATATGGATGTCTGGGTGTCATCGGTCAAAAAAAGATTTCGGATCAACTAAAGCTATTGGCTTGCGCGATCAAGCGAGATTTGTTCAAGGAGTTAAATCGATGAACGCACTACCCGGACAACTGGAATTGGCGACCGTGATTGATCATAAGGCGCGACCAATGCGCGCAAAGGAACTCGGGATAACCTACGAGGCCTTCTGCGCGTCCAGTGCCAGGCAATTAGCAAAGATGCTTATGCGATACGAGGACTCACCATCGTCTGACCTATGGCGCGACATCAAGACTCTTTGCGGAGAGATTCTTAAGTCATGAAACCAAGGATAAAGCGTGTTCGCTGGCTATGGATCTTCAGGCGATGGAAATGCTCAGGTAATCGGGCTGTCGGCTACGGCAAAACGCCGCTTGATGCCTACGTTCAATGGATGATTTGCGAGGCGATTACTGGAATTTAATTGTTGACTCAAAACCAAAAGGCTCCTAATGTGAGCCTTTCTTTTTGGATTATTTTTGGATGGGTTACACATGGGAATTCAGAAATTCAGCAAAACGCTAGTAACCATGGGCGATGGCGACGTCATGACAGGCCTTGTGCTTGACGGACCAGTTGGCATGCTTATGTTTTTCGATAAGCCTGGAGTTTGCAGGTTTGGTGATGCGCCAGAAGAACGCGCAGAGATTGAAGAGGCAGATCTGTGTATCGCCTTCAAATCGCCAGAAGCCATAGACGGCGTGATCCGTATTCTTAACCAGCTCAAGGAGAAGATGCAATGACCATCTCAACCACAACCCTAAAAAACGCAGCCCGAGCTATTGAGTGTGACCTGTGGACTGATCCAGCTACGGGCGCGAACTACCTGGCTAAGGATGGGGGTATTCTTAGGCGGTGGGAGCCTGAGACGAGTTCGGCTGATTCGTTTGAGCTGATGGTTTCGCTTGAGCTTGAGGTTAGCTATTGGCCTGGATTCGAAGAGGTCAGAGCTGAAAATTGCGGGGGTGAAATTGCCACTCTTAGGTACACGAGTGACAGAAGCGCCGATACTCGATCGGCCATCGTGATTTGCGCGGCCAAGGTTGGTGCAGGCATATGATCGCCTTGACTTACTTCATTCTCGTCTACACAATGCCTGCCGTTAAGGTGAAAATTAGTTATTGGAGGGCTGTATGAGTGATTATTCTGATTTGAAAAGGTTGGTGTCTGAGTTGATTGGCGGTGACAACCTTGAAATTCGTGATGAGCGATACCTGATGAGCCCAGCGTTCGGTATTAGGCTTGAGGCGCTGATTGAAGAGAGCGAATATCTGCGCATGGCATTGAACCGCGTATACGATTCACTTGAGCGTGAGTACTGGAGCGAATACGCAGGGCTAGACGAAACTCGCGCCATCCTAGACGCCGCTATCAGTTCTCCGGAGAACCCTTAATGCCAACGCTGAGCATCCTAGGGCTCACTCTGGAGGCAGATATCCAGTACTCACACACAGAGACGGCAACGCAGCACGCAAACGGCCATAGCGAGCTTGAGTGGACTCTACTCGAAGGCGCCGACGAAATAGGCGAAACAATTTCAAAAGAATCGCTTGACTTAATCTCGATCCAGTTCCAAAGTGACATCGAACGCGCTATTTGGGCGCAGATAGGGAGATAACAATGAGCACAATCACAGTCACCCAAGCACGCATCGCGCTCGAAGCCGCGCACATGGCATACGTGCAGGCAGATATCGAGCATCCGACCGCTACCCATATCGCAAAAGAAGCGCTGACCAATGCGCGCCACGAATATTGGAATGCGTGTGCTGCGCTCTGTACGAAGCTGGAGTTTGCTACGGACCTAGCTGACGTACACGACGCGCTGATCACTCAGGGGCTTTGGACATGAGTCGCCGAGTTATTTGTGGGCTGATTGCGTTTTTTGTATCGATAGCCGCGTGCGTTTTCGTTGCTGGCGACATAAATCCGTTTAACTGGGAGGCAGAAGGACGAGTATTTACAGTGATTATTTCTTTGGTGGCGTTTGTCATGACTGCCACATGCCCATTTATTGAGGAATCTCGGACATGAGCGAGTTGCAGCCTGGGATGTTGGCGTTGGTGATTGGCTATACGATGTTTCCTATGCACCTTGGTAAGATCGTAAAGGTTGTTAGCATTGAGGGTGAAGCTGCTAAAGTGACCGGAGCCGAGCCTCAAGAGTACGGCCTTCTAAAGCACCTACTCCCAATCAAACCAGAAGCCGACCCGCTCGACGTAACCCATAAGGAAGAACTGCATGCATGAAGTAATTCAGGAGATGATTAGCCGTGGTTGGACCTATCCGATCATAGCGCTAAGGACGGGCATCTCGGAAAACCGTCTGCGTGACTGCAATCTAGGCGTGCGCGAAGAACGTAAGCTGTATGAAATCGCCACAAACGAAGCAAAGATAGATATCGACTCATTGGGGGCAGACGAACAATGAAATCAACAGAATTCCTACAAGCAGCAATCGACGTTCAGGCTGAGCGGGGCAAGCAGTACGATAAGCCGAGTGGTGAGCGATCTATGGCTGCTACCGTTAGCGCATTCAACTGCATCACCGGCAGCATGCTGGAAGAGAGCGACGGCTGGATGTTTCTTGGCCTCCTGAAGCTCGTCAGGCAGTCGCAAAACCCTGAGCAATACCATCATGACTCAGCGCTTGACTTCGTGGCCTATGCGTCGCTGTATGCAGAGGCTGCTAGTGAGCAGTGCGGGCAGTTGGAGGCGCAACAAGCAGAAGAGCCTTCACATATTATTTCGGATATTCCTAATGGGTATCATTGGGATGATGCACCAGATGGTTTTGAATGGTTCGCTACAGATACAGAAGGAGCGTTCTGGTTCAAAGATGAACCACTTGCAAGATCCGACGGCACTTTATGGGCGTGGCCTGGTAATGGTGGCTGCAAGGCTATTGACGATGACCGCAAAGAGCTATTCAAATGCAAGCGCCCAACGAGCACAGCCCAATGACCGAATACAACGAGCAGCTAGTCAAGGAAGCTATTGATTCGGGCGCTACTAATGCAATCATGGCTGAGGCTTTAGGGGTAAGCGAGAGGACTATGCGGCGATGGAAGGCCAAACTTGCAAGCGTTGGCTATGCACCTGAAGCCGACATGACTCGTCAATGTCCTGATGGGTTTCGCGTGAAGGGTGTATCTAGCCTGTACAACAAGGACGGCATTCTCTCTGCTCAGTGGGTGAAGACGACGACCGATGATGATCGCCGTCTTGCCCTGCTCATGGAAACCGTATCAACCCTCAAGGAAGAGATTCCGGCCATTCGCGCTGTAGTGCCCCCAGTAGCAAAGAACGCTAACCTGCTCAACGTCTACACGATCTCCGACTACCACTTCGGCATGCTGGCATGGAAGCCTGAGACTGGCGACGACTGGGACACTGACATTGCAGAGCAGATGCTTATCAACTGGTTTGCTCAGTCAATCCATCAGGCTCCGGACGCAGACTCTTGCGTATTCGCTCAGCTTGGTGATTTCATGCATTTTGACGGTCTTGAGAGCATTACGCCGAGCAGTGGGCACAACCTGGATGCAGACACCCGCTTTAGTCGTCTAGTGCGCGTAGTGATCCGTACAGTGGCTCGTATCGTGGATATGCTGCTGGCGAAATACCCTCGCGTTTATATTTTAATGGCAGAAGGCAACCATGACCTAGCTTCGTCTGTATGGCTTCGTGAACTGTTCGCCGCCCGATACATGGACGAGCCACGCATCACCGTTGAGACACGCCCTGATCCGTACTACTGCTATGAGCACGGCCTAACCAGCTTGTTCTGGCACCACTCCCACAAACACCGGATGGCCGGCATAGATTCTGTATTCGTTGCCAAGTTCCGTGAGGTATTCGGTCGTACTCGCTTTTCGTACGCACATACGGGGCACCTGCACCATCGCGACTTGAAGGAGACAAGCCTGATGATTGTCGAGCAGCATCGAACCCTGGCAGGCGCAGATGCATACGCAAGTCGTGGCGGCTGGATGTCTGGTCGAAGCTCCACCGTCATCACCTACCACAAGCAGTACGGCGAGGTTAGCCGCATCACTGTTTCGCCTGAAATGCTGCACTGATAAAAATAGATTGACCGCGCTAACCACGCGGTCTAACCTTCACAAATACACACGTAGGAGGGGCGCATCATGCTATATCTAGGCTTATCCATGATCGTTATAGTGATGACGGCACCGTTCGTCTTCAGCTCGCTGCTGATCGGCGTCAGGATCACGACAATCATCTGGCTCACTGCTTTAGTCGTAATGGCAGTGTTTGCTTTCGGGTTTTATCAATTTTCGGGTGGGACGTTATGATCGCAGTGGTTATCAAGTGGCAAGCAGGCAGTCCCGCACAATTCAAGCCCGGCCAATTCCTACTCTACGAATCCGGCGAGTATGCGCTTGTAGGCAGCAATACAGCTATCACGTCTACTCAGAAGATCGCCAAGCATACGACGCTGATTGAAGGGCATGAGTTGGAGTGGCTTCAATCAATGGCAGTGGATAGGAGTTTGGGGGTGAGGAAATGAGTTTTACTGTAGAGGTTGTGCGTAAAGTATTCGATGACGAGAATGGGGTTTTCATCGAGGTTGGCCCGGACTGCGACGGCTTAGGAGGTATTGAGATTCGCACTGTAGACAAAGAGAGCAAAGAGTATTATGGCGATGTGCGCCTTTCTATTCATAGCAAGCAGCAGGCAATTCTGATCGGTCAGGCAATCCTAGCTGCTGCCGAGGATATGCAATGACAACCCTAATCGCAATCTACCTGGCTTTCGGGTTCTTTTCGTACTGGCCGCTTGTATTCAACTACAAGATCAATTCCATGGGCCATCTAGACCCTTGGTACGAATGGCTAGCTGCGTGGGCTATCTGGACTATCTGCTGGCCGTATCGCTATATTGCAGATGCTTGGTATTGGTGGAGGGCTAAGAAGTGAGCGAGTGGATCTGCGTAAAGGATAGACAGCCAAATGCCGGTTCCGAAGTGATCTATTTTGACGGGTATCATGTTAAGCATGGATTTGCGCTCAAGGTTACATATCCAAAGGTCGGAAAGGCAGAAGTAATTATTCACAAAAATGTAGGTGGTAGCGGACCAGATAGTTATCCTGCACAAGCATTAGCAACTCATTGGCAATATCTTCCGGAGCCACCGAAATGACCACAATCAACGACCTAGACCAAATCAACACAATGGCGATGATGACCATGTGCGAGCTTGGGTATGCGCGGTATGAGCGGTTTCTATCGACGTTGCCGCTTGATAATGAAGCAGGGGACAAGCTGCGAAAGTTCATCCATGACTGGGTTGAAAAGGAGCATGAGCTGGAATTACGCATTCGAGTAGCCGCAAAGTATAAAACTATGCAATAATACATCCAGCAAAAAATCGTGCCGTCCCCCTCCGTCGCGATACCTTAGGCCCCGTGAACCGTCCGGGGCCTTTTTTTATGCGCGTTTTTACGCAAAACAGGCAGAATATGTGCAGTTTTATGCGCGTGTTATCATTTCTGCATCCGGTGACAATGCCAGCGCAGGACCTGAAATCCTGTTAGCTTCCGGATCGGATTGGGAGATGATACCCGGTCGCAGCAACACACGCCCCAAGCCTATGACTTCGGTTATGCTCAAATCGGGGCGTTTTTATTTGTTCGTGAAAAAGTGATATCACAAAGCCACCGAACTGAAACTGATATCATTATGTCCAACTAGGTACATTCCTTAAATCAGACCACATCCACAATGAAGAAGCCCATGAGCGATCCAACTGGCGACCCAAACGTACTAGCGCAACTGTGGGCATCTATTCCGGAGCCTATCAAGGCCGCAATCATGAACGTAGCACTCA